CGGCACCATTAACGTGCGTGAAAAAGGCAATCGAGACAATCGCAAACAGTATAAAGTGCATCGGCTTATGTATGAGTTTTGCAAAGGACCTATTGGTGACAAACACGTTCTTCATAAGTGCGATAACCCGCGGTGTGTAAATCCTGAACATTTATTTCTTGGAACACATCAAGACAATATGCGTGATATGGCATTAAAAGGACGTACTTGGTTCGGGTCGAAACATAAAAATGCTAAATTAAAACCAGAGCAGGTTTTGGAAATTAGAAAATTGTACGCCGAAGGTGGACATACCACCCGCAGTTTGGGTGCAAAATACGGCGTAGATAGCAAGCATATTCACAATATAGTTACTGGCAAAAAGTGGAAAATAGTGACATAACCAATGGAAAACATTGACTATAATGTTGTATGGTGCCCTCAGATCGGCCCTCAGGAGGCTTTAGTAGCGTGTCCAATAACCTTAATCGGCTATGGTGGTGCTCGTGGTGGTGGCAAAACTGATGGGGTGTTAGGCAAGTTTGCCGTTAAACAAGAGCAACTTGGACCTCACTTTAATGCCATATTTTTCCGTAAAGAATTACCTCAAGCAGACGACCTGATTGAGCGAGCCAAGCAGATTTACCTACCCCTAAAAGCGCACTGGCAGGATCAGAAAAAACAGTTCACTTTTGTAAACGGGGGCAGACTTCGCTTCAGACCGCTAGCTAATGATTCTGATGCTGAAAAATACCAGGGCCAGAATTTATGCGTAGCTGTCGGTACTCGTATCAGAATGGCAGACGGCTCGTTTAAGCCGATAGAAGCTATTCAAATAGGCGATATGGTGGCAACCTTATTAGGGCCACGAAAAGTCAAAAATCTTACTACGCCTTACTTAGCCCCTTGCGTCGAGAGCCAGGTTTTGGACCAGGACGGCAACGTGGTGGGGGCGCAGAGAAATCCCATTTGGCACCCTGTTTTGACGGCACACGGAGTTTCTTCCATCTCTGCAAACTCCTTGCAACACACGTCTCAGAAACGCCATATCGACCAGCAATCTCTGCAATGGGCACTATCTGCTTGTAACGTAGATCGTATATTTCCCGCATATAGGGGTCTAAAGCACCAGGCTTGGTTCTCTTGGAAAGAAGATAAGAAAACTTATTGTACAGAGTCATTGGATGACACCCTAAATACGCAGCAGCTTGATTCGTTGTCCGTCCCTGTAACGCTTCACGCACCGACTGTTCGGTTAGCTCGTAAGCTCGCACGTTGTTCCCACGCCGCTTCCACTGAATGTCATGCTCCTGGCAAATCTTGCGAACAGTCGTCGGACTCATGCCTAATGAAGCAAAAGATACAGCAGGGTTTTGAGCAGCTTGACGCACTTTTTCAACCAGTTCTGGGTTCGCTCTCCACGCTTTGTGATGCTCCTTCAAATGTTCCGACCACGAAGCAAACAATTGCAAATTCTCAATGCGATTGTCAGTTTTGTCGTGGTTTATGTGATGAACATTCTCCCCAGGCTGTAGAAAACGGCCAAGGTAAACTTCCATTACAAGACGGTGTTGCTGAATTGTCCCATACATTGAACGGGGATGAGTCGGGCACCATTCAAAAACATAGCCCTGAGCACTTAGAGTGGTGGGTGCATCCTTATAGCGGCAAGGCGTTTTATCTCGCTGAGGATGTTGTTTTTGGAAAGATGGTAATGACATACGTTGGTAAGCAATTAGTTACCGATTTAACTGTTGAAGAAGCTAATCACTACATATCAGATTGCGGCCTCATCAACAAGAACTCAGATTGCGCCATAGAGGAGGCTGGTAACTACCATGACCCAAGCTGTATCTGGAAGCTATTTGGAGCGCTACGAGGCAAGGGAGGCGGCCAAATCATCCTTACCTTCAACCCTGGTGGTATAGGGCATAGCTGGCTCAAAGAACTGTTCATAAAACCGGCCCCAAAAGGCATGAAGGTTTTGCGGAAGGATTTACCTAATGGAGCCGGCTTTGACTACATTTACATACCTAGCCGCGTAACTGACAACCAAATCTTACTTGCGAGAGACCCAGAATACATTAACCGATTGCACATGGTAGGTTCACCAGAACTGGTAAGAGCATGGCTTGAAGGAGACTTTGAAATACATGAAGGCAGTTATTTTCCAGAGTTTAGTTCTAAACATATTGTTGCTCCTTTCAACATACCAAAGCATTGGCCCCGTTATTTGGGGTATGATTGGGGTTATCGGAGTCCTTTTGCTGCCGTCTGGGGCGCTGTTAGTTCTGGACGTGATGACCGAGGTAACGAGGTACCGTATCCAAAAGGAGCTATTGTTATCTATCGGGAAATGTGGGGAAAAGGAGTTGATAACGTCGAACAAGCTAACCGAATTGCCTCAGTTTCCGTGGGAGAAAATGCAATAGCAGTAGCTGACCCATCCATTTTCAGTCATGAAGGTGGACCAAGCATTAACGACCAATTTACTGCCGTATTCTCCAAATACAAACACCCTGCGTTTCGTGCAGCCGATAATGACCGCATATCAGGCTGGGCTCAGATCCGACAACGGCTAGTGTCCAACCCGCCGTTACTGTACATCTTTGCTAGTTGCCCATACCTATTGGAAACTTTACCATCCATGACGATAGACAAACGCTCACCAGAGGACTTAGACACTACCGGCAACGACCATGCCGTAGACGCTTTACGCTACCTCTGCAAAGCTCGGTTGATTGATTCCAAATGGGAACAACCGCAAGATGTAGTTGGTAAGGGGTTAGTTAAACTTCAAAGCTATATTGCTAAAATGAGAGCACGACAGGCGCGTACCCAGATATGAAAATAAAATTGCCAGCTAATTCCGTTAAAAAGTACTCGCCTCGCTGGTGGAAAACACAAATCCTTGAAGCCGAAAAACGACACGAAAAGTTTGTTCGTGCAGCCGAAGAATCCATTCGCGTTTACAATGCACTAAAACAAATCGAGAGTTTGAAAGATGCACAACGCCGTTTGAACGTATGGTGGTACTGCGTCAATACACTTCTACCAGCGTTTTATAGTTCAACACCAAAAGCAGAAGTAAACCTGCGCAAGCGAGCTGGTGGAATCCCCTACGAATTAGGCAGTGTTGTCATTGAGCGAAACACTCAGTATTCGATGGACACTCACTTCGATTTTGACAAAGTCGGCTACAACGCAGCACTTCAGTTTCTCTTAACAGGTCAAGCCGTACTTTGGTCGCGTTATATCCCCAAGTTTGAAAAGGTTTTTCAAGAAATTGCAGTAATTCGTGACCCATCTGGCGCACTAATGACCGCTGATGGTCAGCCGTTCGACGGTGAAATTGGCGAAGGTGAAGAGGCTAACAATGGCATCATCATCACGTCCGTAGAGGTTGAGCAAAAGGTAAGCGAAAAAGCAGTTATCGAAGTTGTTCAGTACAATGACTACCGCTGCTCTGACGCACGTAACGAATCGGAAATTGAATGGCAAGCACGACGCGCATTTCTTGACCGCTACCAGGTAGAAGAGCGCTTCGGTATTGAAATTGCTGACAAACTTAACTACGACAGCTTCCCAGAAGTCGCTAAACGCGATGCAATGCGTAAAGACGAAAAGCTGGAGGGTAAGGCTGAGGTTTGGGAAATTTGGTGCGAGGCTACAAACAAGGTTTATTGGCTTCAAACCAACTACCCTAAGATTATTATTGAGGAGTCGGAACCGCCTATCAAGTTTGAGCGGTTTTATCCATGCAGCGTTATTCGCCAGTCTACCGACCCAGACTCAGTTATTCCAGTATCAGATTACTCACACGTAAAGGACCAAATCCTTGAGGTGGAGCGTCTGACTACACGTATCCATGCTATGACCCAGGCAGTACGAGCTAACTTCGTGTACGACTCTGCTATGGGACTTACCTTGCAGCAGTTGTTTGAAGATGACCTCAAAGGCTTGGCTGTCGATAACTGGCCCAGCAACCGAGGTCGTGGAGGGTTACAAGGATCTATTGAGTTCGCTCCCGTTGAGCAGTTTGCAAACGTCCTCAATATCCTTCAGCAGAACCGTCAGAACGCGCTCCAACAGCTTTATGAAACCTTAAAAGTATCAGACCTACTCCGAGGTACTTCGGAGCAATACAAGTCAGCTACGGCCAATAGACTGGAAAATCAATGGTCTTCAATGGGACTTATTGTACGTCAAAACCAGTTCACCAAGTTCGTCTCTGACGCTATCATGAACCTTGGTACTATCATTTGCGAGCAATTCGACGAAGAAACAATCCTTGATGTTGCTGACGCAGACCGCCTAATCAGCGAGACACTGCTACCCCCTCCACCAACGGCAATGCCAGCGCAAATGCCTCAAGCTGCTCCAGAGTTACCTTACGGTGGGGAGCCAGTCGAAGAACCAGAAGGGATGCCTGAAATGCCAGAGGCTATGGAAGCCCAAATGCCAGGCAATCCTGAAGCTGAACTGGAGAAAGTAGAGGCTGAAATTATCGATATTCTTCGTGACCCAAAAAAGCGTTGTTACCGCATACAAATTGCTTCGGATTCAATGGTTGCAATCGACCAGCAACAGCAGCAAGCAGAAGGCACCGCTCTGATTCAAACAGCAGGTGCGTTTTTCGACCAAATGCGGGGTTTAGTCGATCAATATCCACCACTTGTCGAGTTCAGCATTAGCTTGTTCCAAAACATGATTAAACGCTTTAAGGGAGGCAAAGAACTGGATGGTATTTTCACTAAAGCGTTACAACAGATTGGTGAAATTGCAAAAGCTAAAGAAGAAGCTGCGAAACAACCACCACCACCAGACCCAACTATGCAAGAGGTTCAAGGACGCTTGCAAATTGCTCAAATCGAAGCTCAAGCTCGTTTGCAAACGGCTCAAATTGAGGCTCAAGATAGGCAGGTAAAGAATCAAATTGAGATGCAAAACCAGCAACTCAAAGCACAACGCGACCAACTTGAGGCGCAATTATCCATTCAAAAACAGCAGTCGGAAGAATACCTAGCGATGCAACAGCTTACTATGCAACAGCAGGAGTTGCAGATTAAGCAGTCGTCGGTTGAAGTAGATATGCTAAAGGTGCAAACCAGCGCTCAATCAGAAGCTGACAAAGCAATGATTAAGCAAGAACACGGGCAAATGCAGCATATCCTTGAGATACAAAAGCTGGAACTTGAGCAAATGCGTGTTAAACTTTCGGAAGCTGAAAAGCTCATGGAAGAACGTCGTTTGGCGTCTGACCAGGCTATTGAGCGTGTGCGACTTAGCATGGAAAGTATTCAGCGACAGCCAGCGGGTGCCATCATGGTAACTACTGACAAGCCAATGGTTATTGAGAAAGAAAAAGCCAGCAAGCCAAAGAAACGACGAGGTAAGATTATTACCGACGAAACTGGGAATCCTATTGGTATCGATATTGAGGATATAACAGAATGAGCACTGTAGTCTCCAATTCGGCGGCAAGCGTAAACCCAGATATTCCTGTAGCAACCGTTACTCGCAATGGTAACGTGTATCAGGAAATGGTACAGGGTATTGCTAATCAGCCTCATGATGAAATTGTCATGGGTTACACCGGTACAAACCTTACCTCTGTTGTTTACAAACTAAGCGGCGTTACAGTGGCAACCCTTACTTTAGGATACACAGGCTCTAACCTAACGTCCGTAGTGAGGAGTTAATGCCATACGTTTTTAATCCCTTCACCGGCACACTTGATTGGACTAGCGCAGCCGATGTAACAGGTCCGAGCAGCTCAACGGACAACGCATTAGCACGTTTCGACGGAACCACCGGCAAACTAATCAAAAACAGCAGCGCAACCCTTACTGACGCTGGAGCTTTGTCGGCTGCAAGCCTTACGTTGTCTAACATCGCCAACACTGGCGTAGTATTTGGAAACTTTTCAAACCAACTAACTACCAGCCAAAGTAAAATCTTTTGGGATGATACTCGCACTCATTTTGGCGTAGCCAACGGCGTCAATACACAAATAACGAATGGTACCTTTAGCGGCAACGCATCAGGATGGACTCTCCCCACTGGTTGGGCGTATGGCAGTAACGCAGTAAGTCATAACGCAAATGGCACCGGCGCACTAAGCCA